CGCCCCGGCCAGGGCGATGGGCGAATCATAAGGGTCGCTGCAAGCCAGAAAAGTCCTTATGCGTGCAAGGGAGCCCCTCAATGCGAGGGGCTTGCCTTTTAGTCCTAAGGTCTATACCGAGGGTGGGTATAGCGAGCACACGGGACATTTCAACATTACCCCTAGTGAGAGGCGGGGGACTACCGAGGCTTCTGGACATTAGGTAGTATAAACCGGGTTAGCGGACACTAGACTGTAACTAGGATGTTACTCTAGATGGTCGGGGATGATGACAGTCTTCCATGGATGGTAACTGTTCCGGATAATAACATGTTGATCTTAACTGAATGTCTAAGACCCCTGCCGAATGGCAGGGTGTCCCAAAGCCTCTCAAAAGACTTATTGCGTCTTTTGTTCGGGGAAATGAAGAAATCCTGAACGAGAACAGTCTATATAAGTAAAGATAAAAGAAATCTCCGTGGTTAGCTCAGCTTGGTAGAGCACTTGCTTTGGGAGCAAGGGGTCGTGGGTTCAAGTCCTACACCACGGACCAGCCAACAATTCATAGGAGGTAGAACCCAATGAAGAGTGCAATAGAGACAGCAATTCAGACTATTACCCAGAAGGCTATGCTAGCAGATGATAGTGCTGACGCCATGCGCTTTGCGCAGGCTGTCCACAATCTAGCTAACGCCCTCTGCACCATCTGTCATGCAGAAGAGCTACAGAATGTAAGCAGGACTAGCTCAATTGGTAGAGCGATAGATTTCCAATCTTTAGGTTAAGGGTTCGAGTCCCTTGTCCTGCTCCACATGCCGGACTAGCTCAACAGGTAGAGCAGGGTCCTTGTAAGACTCAGGTTGGTGGTTCGACTCCGCCGTCCGGCTCCACACAAAAAGCTTATCGAGGGTTAGCTGACCCAGCGTAGCAAATCAGCTTACGGGAGTTACGAGCTTCTCCCCCTCATGTTCGGGTAGCTCAATTGGCAGAGCAGCGGTCTCCAAAACCGCAGGTTGTAGGTTCGAGTCCTACCCCGTTCGCCAATAGCAACAAAGCTGGACAGCCCTCACGTAGAGGGTATTCCCCGAAAGGGGCCATTCCACAGGAGAAATAAACATGGCATACGATAGACTATTTGGCTTTGATACCACTCAGAAGGCCACTCTAACTAAGTGGCTAAAGGAAGAGCTAGCAGCTGCTGGCGTAGGTGGTTCTATCGACATCAGTGATGTTGATGGTCTAAGCCAGGTACTGGCCGATCTAGAGGATCGGGTATCAGCACTAGAGAACGCATAAGGAATTACATGATCGCAACTACCTCACAGACTAAACTGGTGAAGCAGGTTGCGGGCGATCTGGACAGGCATGAGGGGTTCAGGGAGTTCGCATACCCTGACCCCCTCTCCGGTCTCTTTAAGAAGTTCCCCAAGGAGCGGTGGGGCTTCGAGCCAGCAAGGGATATTCTGGCTAGGATCGGTGTCTCGGTAGAGGATGCTACCAAACTAGGCGCCCCGTGGACAGTGGGTTATGGGTTTACACATGGAGTCAACCCCGACTCACATATGAGTCGTATCACAGCAGAACGAAAGCTAGAGCAAGAGATACTTAGCATACATATGGCCCTGAGCAATGTTCTGACGTGGTACAAGGACTCAAGCTTTGTTACCAAGACCGTCTTGATCAACATGGCGTTTAATATGGGACTTAAGGGTCTGCTGGGATTCACAAACACCCTTAAGTTCATCTCACAGAAGAATTACGAGCAGGCAGCTCGTAATATGACTCTTTCCCTTTGGTACAAGCAGGTAGGTGCCAGAGCGAAGGAGCTAGTGGAACGTATGCGTACCCAGACTATTCCAGCTGGCTACGTAAAGGAGTAAGGACAACCTGATGAGTGAATCAGCAGAACAGAAGGAAGCAAACGGCCAGGAGGCCGTGCTTCTAGCATTTACGAACGACAAGTCGCCAGAGCACCTAGGTCTCCTACAGGGACTGCTCAAGATGGTGTATCACACTGTGCTGACCAATCGGCTAGCGATCATGGAGGCTTTCAATAGCGAGACAGGGGAACAGGAACTTATCCTTGTAGGCGTACAGCAGAACGGTGAGGGTATGGATTGCTACCCACTGTTCAAGCCTATTAAGGCTGAGGAGGTTTCTCTGTATCATGCACCTGACAGTAAGGGAGGCTTCCTCGGTCTAAGTACTGAGGATCAAGAAAATGCCTGACACAATGGGGTCTAGTCATAGCTGGGCTAAAGAACTGATTGAATACTACCGCAACGGATACTCTGACGCGGAAGTAGCTGCTGCTATGAACATTAGTATGCGTCAGTTCAACACCATGCTCGCTGACAATCCCACATTCTCCAAGCTAGTGGAGTTTGGTCGCACCCTCGCCTTGGCGTGGTGGGAAGGCCAGGCTCGTAAGAATCTTGGTAATAAGCAATTCAATACGCCTCTATGGGTCTTCACTATGAAGAACAAGTATGGATGGGCGGATAAGGTTGAGACTACTAACACCTCCGAGAATGTTAACTACGACTTGGATACCCTACGTAGTGAGATTGATAGGAAGGTTAAGCGTCTACTAAAGACCAACTCTGCTGACATCGTAGCTGCCCATGAGGTAATGAAACCTGTAAAGGAACAGGATGAATCCGAAGACTGACTTTTGGTTGCCTGAGGATGAGCTAGAGCGCATCACAGGACCTAAGGTTGTAATCACGGAAGGGGACTTCGGTTTTCTTGGGGACAAGGATATAGAAAGGGAGGCGGAGATTGTCCGCCTAGCCGAGCTTAACAAGCTTCTAGATAAGTACGAGGAAGCTAGTAAGCTTAGCGGNATGGCCAAGTGGTTCCAGCCCGGCACTCCCTTCAGTATTGATAATTGTCCTAAGCACAAGGAGTTCTTCCGTGCAGGAGCTGACTACAACCAGCGGCTGTTCATGGCCGCGAACCGTGTAGGTAAGTCTGTATCGGGAGCACTAGAGAGTGCCTTTCACGCTACAGGTCTGTACCCTGACTGGTGGGAAGGTAAGAGGTTTGATGGCCCAACTATGGGTTGGGCTATCGGCTCTACAGCTCAGGCAACTCGTGACACAGTACAGAAGGAACTACTAGGCCCTATGGGAGCATGGGGCACTGGTATGATTCCGGCAGAGCTGATTGGTACCAAGGCAGCAAAGCAGGGCACCCCTGGCGGCCTGGACTGGATGCACGTAAAGCATGTATCTGGTGGATGGTCTACCATCGGCTTCAAGAACTACGAACAGCCCATTGAGGCATTCTACGGTACAGCGATGCACTGGGTATGGTGCGACGAGATTGTACCCATCAATATCTACAACGAGTGTCTGGTACGTACGATGACTACCAACGGTATCATCTACGTTACCTTCACTCCCCTAACTGGCCTCACTCCTCTGGTAGTTAAGTTCTGCGAAGACGCAGACTATCTAGCCGGGGCCAAGAGAATCCTTGGCCTGCCTACCGATCCCGATGAGGAAGATGAGGACGAGTCTGAGAAGCTAGTCAAGACAAGGGGCTATAAGGCTATTATTCAGGCAGGGTGGGATGATGCACCTTGGCTGGACGAAGAGAGCAAGAAGATTATTCTTGACGCATCTGAGCCTCACCTACGAGAGACTAGACGTACGGGTGTGCCCTCTATGGGCAGTGGTGCTGTGTATCCAATCTCTCTGGAGAACTTCATAGTAGATCCATTTGAGATCCCACAGCACTTCAAGCGCCTGTATGCTATGGACGTAGGCTGGAATAGAACAGCATGTCTATGGCTAGCACTTGATCCTAACACAGATACCATCTACGTCTACGACGAGCACTACGTAGGAGAGCANCCTCCGGCAGTTCATGCTTCCGCTATCCGTAGCCGAGGCGCTTGGATTCCCGGAGTCATCGACCCTGCATCTCGTGGTAGATCACAAGGAGATGGAAGTCAGCTCATGCAGACCTACAGAGACTTGGGTCTTAAGCTGACTAAGGCCAATAACGATGTCGAAGGCGGCATTCAGGAAGTATGGCAGCGTTTGTCTGTAGGCAAGATTAGAGTGTTTTCTTCCCTACACAACTTCGCTAAAGAGTACGTCCTCTATCGCCGAGACGAGAAGGGCAGAGTCATCAAGGAGAAAGACCACCTTATGGACTGCCTACGTTATGGCGTTGTTGAAATTAATCGAGCCCGCAGCCTGAGCCAGGTTGTACGTCCTACTTTCTACAAAGGACCGGCTAAGTACGACATCTAACTAAGAGACTATGGACTATAATCCCGAGATTGAGGAAGAGCTTTCCGAAGAGGAGAAGGAAGCCAAGCGTGTTGAGCAGGAGCTTCTAGAGTCCCTAGCCCACTCTATAGATAATAAGTTCAGGAGACGGGCTAGGGCACGTCGCCCTAAGGAACAGCAGTGGCTACGGGCTGCTAAGCTATACTATGGCAAGCTAGCTTTTGAAGGTAACTTCATTAGTGCGGAGTCCCCGTTTGAGATGGTTAACTACTCTAATCGTCCCGACGTGAACATCGTCCGGTCGAAGTGTAGTATCGCTATTGCTCAAACCTACTCCATGCAGTTTGGTACAGGTAACAAGAACTGGGACCTGTGGCCAGCTAAGGGTAATACTGACCCACAGGCAGCGGCTAAGGCTGCTGCTATGTCAGCTGTTATTGAAGAGCAGCTAGACGAGAGCAAGTATACCTCCGTATGTTGGCGTGCTCTACGCGACCGCGCTATCTACGGCACAGGTATTCTTAAGGGACCTATCAGTGTAGGACGCCAGTTACGTAGCTATGAGCAGCTACCTAACAGCGACACTTGGGTACCTAAGCTAATCGTCGACTACTCTCCGCAGCTTAAGTATATCAACCCTTGGTTCTTCTATCCAGACGATTCAGCATCCGATATTGAGGACATTACCGACACTATCGAGCTGCATCCAATGTCCGCCCTAGAACTCAAGAAGCTCATGGAGCATGAAGGGTTCATGGCCGAACAGATTGAGTGCGTACTGGAGAAGAGTCCTGAGGAGTACAAGAACGAGAACTGGGCAGACTTTGCCAAGATCTCAGAGAGTAATCCAGACCTATTCAAGAATAAGTACATCGTTCTTGAGTATCAGGGTCCTATCACTAGGACTCAGCTAGACAAGCTACAGATTGAGCCCTGTTACGAAAGTGCTAACGATGAGTACTACGGCGAAGTGTGGGTATGTGAAGGTAAGGTTATTCGTGTAGCTCTGGAGAGCATCGAAGCTTCCTTCCGTCCTCCTTACTACGTAAGCGTATGGGAGAAGGACCCATCCTCCATCTTTGGATTTGGTATCCCTCTCATGATGGAAGACGCTCAGCGTGTTGTCAACCAGACATGGCATATGATCCTGGACAACAGCTACAGGTCTTCTGGCCCTCAGGTTGCTATGAACAAGCGCCTGATCGAGCCTGCTAACGGTAAGTGGGAGTTTGGACCAGACCAGCTGTGGTACATCACAGAGGATGACAAGACTGTACAGGAGGCTATTCAGTTCTTTAACATTCCTAATGTTACTGAGCTGCTAGTTCCTATCCTGAACATGGCACGCAGTTTTGGCGAAGAGGAGAGCTGTATCCCACTGATCGCTGCAGGACTAGAGAGTCCTCAGCTAGGGGACAGTGCCACTGGAGCCCTTATTGCCCAGCAGGCATCTACTACACTCCTAGACTTCATGAGCGAGGAATGGGACAGCCATATCACTGAGCCTGTCATCGAAGCTTGGTATGCGTGGAACATGCAGAACAACAGCGACCCTAGCATCAAGGGCGCATTCTCTGTAGACGTTCGTACTTCTACGCAGTATAAGAACAAGCAGATGCACTTGCGTGATCTTGAGAAGCTCTCTGTAGAGGCCGCTCAGAATGAACAGCTGGCCGACTGGTTGAACATCCCTGCGCTGCAGCGCGTACGCTTGTCAGCCATGAACATCCCAGANGCCAGCATTGTCAAGACTGAGGACCAGTACCTAGCTGACATCGAAGCAAAGCAGGCAGCACAGGGCCCAGACCCTGCACTCATGGAGCTGCAACTACGTGCTCGCCAGATCGCTCTGGAAGAGGCCCGCCTTGCGTTCGAGATGCAACAGCAGCAGCAGCGTGAAATCCTAGAACACTCCGAGAAGATGGAAGCGACCCGTGCTAGACTTATTGAGTCTGAGGCGCGTGTGGCCGTTAGCCAGAACGAGAAGGAGATTGAGCTGCTCAAGCTGGCGCAGAGGAGCGAAGAGGCTGCCGCCAAGATTCTATCTAACGAGCGCATCCAGCTTGCTAACATCCAGACCCAGACCTTCCTCAAGTCTCTGGAGGAAGCACGAGCGCAGCGTGAGGTAGAAGTTAAGCAGCGTGAGGCTATGGCTTACGAGCAGCAGGTAGACGCTCAGGCAGCGGCTGCTAGGATGTCTGGCAATGAGTGATAGAAGCAAGACCCTGATGGCCCGTGTGTCTTTCCACGGGCCTGACTGGGCAGCCATCAAGGAATGGCTGCAAGAAGAAAGACAAGAGAGGCTTGACAAGCTAGTCAAGTCAACATCATGGGACGACTCACTTAAGCACCAAGGCGCCATCAATCAGATTGACAGGCTCCTGCGTGTGGAGGAAGACGCGAGAAAGGCTCTCGCCTCTAGATAAGGACACTAATGAATACCAATCCACTAACCACTGAAGAAGCTAGTCAGCTATTCAACGAAGTAAGTAAAGCTGTGAAGGAAGGCGACGGCGTAGCCCTCGCTAATGTTCTCTCACAAGAAACTCCAGAAAAAGAGGAGCAACCTGAGGAGGAAACTTCCGCCGAGGAGGAGGTAGAAACCTCTAACGATGAAGCCGAAGGCGATACTCCTGAGGAGGAAGATAATGAACAGCCCGCCGAAGAGGCCGGCAATGAAGATGAGGAAGAGCAGGAAGACGATCCTATCTCTGCACTTAAGGCCGAAATTGCTACCCTAAAGAAGGAGCTACAGGCATCTAAGTCGCAGCTAGGTAGAGTGTCTAGTCTACAGTCTCGCCTCGCAAAGCTAGACCAGCAGCTAAGGGAGCGTACTTCTTCTACCTCTGGTCAGATC